TTGCATCTCGATAGTAAATAATTATTTCTTTCTGCTGGCGTATATATCTGCGTAACTCTTGTAAGTTAAACGCCATATTTTCATAGTCTTGTGGAGTCATTCCAAATATAACAAATGTTCCACCCTGCATTTTACTGATGCGAGCAATCTGCTCTTCGAGATTTTTTTCTGTCACTACAAAAAATTCTACATCCTGCAAATCTATTTTTCTAGGGAGCTGAGGCTGATAGATTTCCAGTGTTTTATATTCTGTTACAGTTTTTATGACCGGCTCGGGGGTTGGTAGAGGGTCATTTTGTAAAAAAGAACAACCAGATAAAAATAGTATAGTTAAAAAACTAGTTGCTATCCGCATTTTCCACCTCTTCACTATCTTTTTCTATCTGTTCAAAAACTTTTTTTGTGCCATTGTTAATTCTAGGTTCTATAAGTCCTGGCTTCACTCTTGCTAACTTAGTAAGATCGTGACGTTTAAATATAGATAGATAATCATCCATCTCTTCCTGCATTGCAGTATTAGCTTCAGTAAGTTTTCCAACAGCTTCTAGCTGTACTTTTAAATTCTTTTCTGCTTGCTCTCTGGAAGCTGTCTCGGTTTCAAGTGCAGTTTCCAAACGCATAGAATTTTCTTTCAGTACTACATTATTTTTTTCTAGCTGGGCAATAGTTGTTTCTCTTTTTCCTACTTCCAGCGTGTGGTATCCGTATGCTCCTGCACCTACAACTGCTAACAGTGGGAGCATTTTAATTAATCCCAACATGGTTCTTTTTCCACGATTTGATAGTTAAATTTATCTTGCGTGTGAAGCTCAAATAACTCTCCAGATGCAAGCTTTCCTTTTATATGGGTTGGAGATACTTTACTAATTGTACGAAAAAAGTACTCTGTCTTTTTCATTGGGTCAACCCATATTGTAACCTGATACTCTTTAATAAATAAAGATTTCAGCCATCTCCAAAATTCAGTCATTTTTCCTGTGCCTGTTCCAAGCAACAAAGCCAAATAGTCTCAAAGACCAGTAGGCTAAGTAGTTTAATAATTTAAATCCGTTTTGTTCTATACAAATATCTCGAAAAATTAAGTCCATTTCTTTTTGATTTCTTTTTACTGCTTCTCCATTATCAGCAATTGTGAGTTCGCCGTACTTGTAGCCATAGTCATGTACTAATCCTCCCATAAGCAGAACTCCAGTGGGAGAAAGCCACATTGCAAGAAACTTTGGTACAGAAGCGCCATCAAACTCGAAACCTTTTTCAATAACGTACTCTTCGCCGTCTAAAAAATAGAAAAAATCTTCTGCAAGTTGCCAACGACGAACTCCTGTTAGCCACATCCAAATTGCTTTCCAGAATCCTTTGTCAGCAGTACAAATCTTGATAGGTTTCATTACAGGCATTTCCATGTACTCAAAACCTACACGATCCTCTCCTTGACCGTCAAACTTACTTATCAAGAAGCCAATAATTATAAGTACTCCAACAACTACTGGTTGCCAGAAAGTTACTATAAGATCAGCAATCACTTTTTACTCCAAGCAGTGGCTCCAAAGAATGCAGCAACAAGACCAGCTACAGCTACAAAATAGGTGGGAGCCATATCTCCGAGAACGTCAGCGGCATGCTCATATCCTGCCACTTGAGCACCAACAACAGCAAAGGGATAGACCAACATACCAAGAAGAGCAAACCAAGCCATATTACGCTGCGCATCACGCATTGCATCAGCGTCTTCGTATTCTTTTCTTTTAAACTCAAGATCTAACTCCATCTCTGCTCTGGAAATATGTCCATCTTTATTTGCGTCCATTCTATCAGCGACTGATTTGTCGACTGTGACTACTTCTTCTTGTTCTGACATTACCACTTCACCTTATTTGCCCAGTAAGCCGCACTCATTTTTCCACGAGCTATATTCTTACGGTGCCGGGCCTTGAAAGAAGCTCTCTTTCTTTTCATCGCTCGGCTTTCACCTTTTCTAGGCTTGCCTGCAGTCTTTGCACCCTGCTGACCAAAGCGAATAGTTTTTACTTTATGCCCAACTTTTGCCACAACTATATGTGACTTTTTAGGATGTCTAGGAGTACGCTTTGGCTTATTATAGCCTCTAACGCCTGCTCTTTTTAGTAGACTTTTTCCTCTTTTTGCGTGAGCCATTTTTATATCCTGAAGCGTAGATTGCTCTACCCTGCCTTTCCGCTGCTGCTTTAGTCTTGTAAAGTTTTCCAGACTTTCCCCAGCGATAACCTCCTTTAACTTTTCTTACGGGCACGTTTTTTCTTTTTACCTAATTCTACTCGTCGTTTGATTAGGGATCGAGGTACAGTTTTACCTTCCTTATAAAGTTTTGATATTCTCTTAATAAGTCTAGCAAGCTCCGCTCTTCTACTTCCTGAAGTGCCGCTCAAATACTTTTTTGGAATACCAGTTCTTTTATCTTTTGGTACGCTTTTTCGTCGTTTTCTTTTTGCCACGAGTCCCTCTCTTGATATCATTATCTTGGGAGTGTCCTCCTCGAATAAAGGAGTTTACTCGACCCATGGCCCAAGCTGCCATAGATGCTCCTGATCTTGAACCAGAGGACAAAAAAGCTCCTTGGCCTCTTCGATATACTCTTGTAAGCTGTCCCAAAGTAAATCTACTATTCTTTGCTTTGCGAGCTAGAGTAGCTTTTGTAGAAGCACTTAAAGGCCTCGCTTTCCTTTTAGGCGCTGCTTTTCGCTTAGTACTTTTTCTTTTTCTTACGGCCACGTTTCTTCCTCTTGTGCTTATGGGCAGAGTCTTTCATCAACTTGCCGCCGGGCATAAAGTGATAACCCTTAGGGGCCCTTCGGCCCCTGTAGGTTTTACGCATAGCCATTACTTTTTACGCCGCTTCTTTCGCAGAATTGCTTTCTGCAAAGCCATGGGCAGTTTCTTTTGCTTTGCTGTAAGTCCGCCGTTTTTAGCTTTCTTATAGCCTCCATTCATAGACATTTTCTTTTTTGTACGCTTTTTCTTCTTACGCTTTTTACCGCCACCATAATGTCCTGGCATTACACTCTCCCTTAGCTTGGCTCTGTTGGCCAGTCAGAATCCTCAAGAAAAGGCCAATTACTATGAGTAGGTAAGTTTCGAAGAGCCGTTCGATAAGTTACCCAAGCAGAAGGAACTGCTTCCCCTGCTTCTAAAGCTTTTGTTACTACCCAGTCACTATCTGTTAGTTTAGTATTTCTTATGTCTCTTTGTTGTACAGACCAAGCTGCTGATTGTACTGCTCTATTTCTAGCTACTATTTCATCTGCTGTAAGTTCACGAACATTACCATCAGAGTCTCTAAACTGATTTAAGTGAGAAAATTGCGTATCTACCCAATTTTCAGGGTCTTGTACAGTTGCTGAGATTTCATAAGCATATCCATCTGAATCAAATTTTGTAAATGACATTATCTATCTCCAAATAAGTTAGCGCAATCTTGATATAATACATAAGGATACGCGGTTGAATTAGATGAGCTTGCGTTGTCGTCAACGCCGGCGCGGGCGGCTTGCAATGCATACAACATACGACCATCACAAACTATATCGGAAGAACTAAAAGTAGTATTCAAACTGTAAAACACACTTGTATCTACAAAACGATATGTGGTTTGGTATGAGTGAGCACTTACAAGAACTACTATAACTGTTTTACCTGCAGGAACTGTTACGCTTTGTGCGCCCGCATTAGCATCTGCGGTACTACTTGTATGAGTCCAAACATTTGTCCAACTACCTCCAGTTACAGTAGAATAGAGAGTACCACTAGAATTAGTAGGGGTATAATATCCAAAAGCTGCTCCACTATAGCTATCATTATACGACGATGCTCTTACATAAACTGAAACAGTTACATCTGAGCTTCCTTTATTTCTTATGGGCATTGCTCTAAATGAAATACCAGAATAGCTTGTATTATTTTGCTGATGATAGTAATCTTTGTAATAATGACCAACTCGATTTCCGTAGGCATATTGAAGTTCTCTATAGCTGTCATATCCATGAGAATTTACATACATAGAATTTGAACCGGCTGAGTTTGGATAACCATCTCCTAAAAGCATATTCCAAGTTTCTTCAGCATGGGAACTAAAAGCATTATGACTTTGATAAGTACTATTTGGACCACTTGTCTGCCATTGTCCAGTATTATAGCCATGTGACCTAGCGCTGGTTGTTACCATTGTACCTACAAACTTATCCTGTGCGTTTTGAAAACTTTCATTGGGAATACCACCCGCTGGTGTAACTTGAGTTTCCCAAGCTGCGGCAGTTCCTGTACTTGTTAAAACTTGACCATCTGTTCCTGCAGTCGAAGGAAGAGCAAAAGCACCGAACTGTAGTTGGGCTGACCCATCTGTAGTAAGAGGTTTATTTGCTGCTCCATCTGCGGCGGGAAGAGACAGAGGTGAATGAGAAAGAACACCGGTAGTACTACCTACAAGAGGTTGATTATTTGCCGTCGCATCAGTAGCTGGCAGCGTCAGTACATCCCCGCCGTTCTTTTGTATTTGATCTACAATAATTTTAGACATTTATTTCTCCATATCTTAACTTGCGGGATGCAAAGTTATTAAGTAAATTCATGAATTTCAAACTGTAAATAAACAGCTTGAGGATTTGAGGAGGAGCCTGAAAAAAGAACAAAATCTTCTCCGGGATGAATAATCCAGTGACTTTTTCTAAGAAGTTTTGTATAATCTGCATTGTAAGAAACCATTACATCATACATATCAAAACCGTCAGTATTGCCTCCGTAATTGTCCCCGTATGAGTTATGACTACTGTTAAAATAGCAAGTTTGTGAGTTTTCTGTACTATTTCCTACAATCATTCTACCACCAATTTTGAAGAAATAGTAGTATCCAGTACTAGTACTAGATGCAAACATATTTGCAAGATCAGCATTATTATTGTTATATGTGTTTTGATGTGGAAAATGAGGAAAAGCATATTTAACTGTAGAAGGCGCAGTATATAAAACTTGCTCTGTTGCTGAGCTTGCAGTTACTCCTGGATTTTTCGTTATACCCCAATTGCTGTCATTTGTCGGATGATCCCAGTCAATAGTATAAATTCTTGAAGGCTTAAGAAAAGGTGCTACCGTTTCTGCTGTTACGCCTGCGGAGGGTGAAAGTCTCATGAAAGTTCTACTCCTGTTACTCTTACTTGTGAAGTGATATCAATATCTGCAGCAGTATAAGTTGTTTCAGTAATAGGCCCTCGACCTACTAAGAATGATGAATTTGCGGAATTTCTATTTGAGTGCGCAAAAGGTATATTAACATCCTCTACCAAGGTTAACTGATTATTTTCACATTTTGCTATTCGCACTTGACTACTATTGATAGGAAAACTTACATAAGGCCCACCTAAATGTTTAAAATCCCACGAGCTACTTACACTGTGAACGTTGCTTCCTAAAACATTAGCAATATTTGCATTATGATGAATTTTTGTATAAAGGGAGGTATTCGTACCACCTACATCTTGTCCGCTAATCTGACCATCGCCAGTAAGATTATTAATGAGACCTATTGGTACCACGAAAAGAATTCCTATGGCTGATCCCGTCCAATCCCTTGTTCTAACTTGAAAATTATAAACTTTTTCTTCAGCTGAGTTATATGCAGCAACTATTTTAGGGCCACTACTCAAATTAGCATTATAACTTCCAAAATATGAATTGGTATTTCCTGATTGTCCTACTTTTTTAACATAACCATAGTGGCTTGACCCGCTATAGTTATGAAAATAATAAACATCACCACCAGCCTCTACATTAGGCAAAATCGCTCCTGTTTGATAAGTCGTATTCGTGCTATGCATATTACCACTTACATTAGTACTACTACTACTTGTTGTTGTCATATCCCAATATGAAAGAGTACTGCTCGACTTCCTATATATTCTTTTATTATGAAAATCTATAGCGGGGCCAGAATAGCTAGTAGTATCAACATTACTGAAAGAGCTTCCATCGCTACTATAAACAATTCTAGATGTAGAGTTGTCATCCATAAACCAACCCCAATAGTGTCCATCATCAGCTCTCCATAGTTGCCCATGGTGAGAGGTACCAAGAGAGCTGCTGCCAAATCCTGTTGGGTTGTATGCCGTACCTTTCACAAAACCTGGGATAACTCCTACGGGATTAAAGTCTGCATTTGCATCTGCTATTGTGTAATTATACTCTGTGTAAGTATACGAAGTATTATCACTACTATCGTACCCTTGATGAGATAATGGTAAAACTGTAACAGTTTGACTTGCAATTGCTTTGTTTAATTTTACTGTTAAAGATTGTCCTGAGTCTACTAATAAAGAGCCAGATGCACTTTCAAAAGTCTCCATGACAGGTTGATTTCCAATAAAAAATTTTGCTTTATCTTTTGTAATTTTAGAATCTAAAGCTACATCAATTCCTCTTACAATTGCTTGCTTGTTACTCTCATTTGTAAATAAAGTAATAGTTTGATTATCAGAAGCTAAATCTGATCCACTAAGTGCCTTATTTACAAATTCTTTAAATGCTTCTGCCATTATATTGCTCCATGTGCATACAAAGCTGCAAGCGTTCTAAATCCATCGGCTCCTGTGCTAGCAGCAACTGCTCCTGCTGCTAACGGAGGAAATACTCCATGAACTTCACCGCCGCTTGCGATTGTAAAAGTTGCTGCATCTCCAATAAGTAGTTCATCGTAAAAAACTTCACCATCCGTAGAAACTGTTCTGTCTACCGCTTCTTGTTTTAGAACTTCTGAATTTGCTATTGTGTCTGCTTCTGAGACGTGAAGAACATTTGCATCCCCAGACGGAATTTGATATGTACCGCTAAACGTTAAATTATTCGGTCCGATTACAAACCCTGCAGGAAGAATATGACTCGTAGCGGGCGGAGACTTTAAAACAGTAATTGAAGCTCCAGTGCCTCCACCTCCTCCTCCTGCAGTTGCTTCGTCTTCAATACCTGCAAGCTTTGATACTTGTGCGTCTGTAAATACATTTGAGTTAGTTGCAGAAGCTACAAGGGCACGAATTTCTGCTGCAGTCTGATCTGCAGTAGCGTTGCTCTCTATTGTGTCAAGTTTTGCACCATCAACAGAAATATCTCTACCATCTAGATTTGCTGAAGGTGTTACATTGATTACTGTACGTGCCATAGTTAAGCAGAAACGTGCGCGGCTACTAGCCCTAATAAGAAAAGTATAATAGTCCCTGAAGCTGCCATTACTCTACTTTCTATTTTTTGTAAATGACCATCAATGTCATCAAGTCTATTGAAAGTAGTTTTCCAGCGCTCTTCACACTGAGCTTCATGAGCTGCCATACGGGACTCTAATAAATGAAGTTTTTCTCGATTACTGTCAACCGTCGGTTCCATTTAGTAATTTTTCCATCAACTTTCCGTAGTTGCCTTGGCCAAAGGGAACACTACCATCATTTATTTGTACATTGTTTTGTGTACGAATATTTGTAGTATTAGCTTTCTCTGCATCGGCCTGTGCTTTAATTTCATCCATTCTCATTTTGTGAGCAATTTGAAGCAGGTCTGCTAAGTCTTTACTAGAATAGACGCCGCTTTCTTGAGCTTCTTCGAGCTTGGATGCAATAATCTCGTCTAAGGCACTTGCAATATTGTTTTTATTGCGGAACCCCACATCAAGATATACAGTATCAATATACTTCTTTACTTCTCGTTTATTTAAAGCTTCTACAACTGTGTTTTCTCTAACTTGGAGATGCTCGCAAACTGCCCGAATATTCCCAAACTGCAAATATGAATTTGCAATTTCCAGCCCCTCCGGAGAAATTGTAGTTACTTCTTTACTCATAAAATGTATTCTACTTTAAAAGGGCTATAATGTCAAGGTATATTTTTTAGTTGGTATTATAAAACCATAGTGAACTCAATATTACTTCCATCCGGTGGATTAGGCCAGCCTACTTGTTGTAAAGTATCTACGTCTCCAAAAGCACTTGGAATGTCTCTAAGCGCCTGTCTATAAATTTTCCATTCTTCTTTTTGAAGATCATTTAGTGGAGAGTCTGCTGCTTGAGTCCAATCACATTTAAATAGTCTACAATCTCTTTCATCTCTTAGTATTTTTAAAAAAGCTTCTCTATCAAAATCCCAAGTTTTGTCTGTAAGATTCCAGATATAGAAGTCTCCCGGTCGAGGACCTCTATGCTTCCATTCTTCTCCTGACCACCAAAACTGTTCTAAAATTTGTGCTGAGCTGTACCCTGCCCATCCTTCTTTATCTGAACTTTTTAGATGAATAAGTATTTGTGAAGGCTCTGAATTTGGAATACGTCCTTCTGAAGGTAATCCTTTCCCTGTTAGCTCTAATTGTCTAATGTTTCCTGTTGATTCATCAACACTTGCTATGTATTGTATAATTAGTGACATTTTATTTCCTAAGCTGTAAGCTTGCCTATAACTACGCTTCCATAGTTTGGTAGAGCGGTAGCGGAGCTAAAATTTGGAGGTAAAAAAACTGCAGTAGTATAGACTATACTATTTGAATTAAACGTTAGTGTTCCCCAAAGACTACCATTATTATCTAACATAAAAGAAACAGCAACATATACATTAGTAGTTGAACCAGTGTATATAGTTGCTTGATTATTACTGACTTGAGTACCACTTATTGTAAGAGGATCCCATACTTTTAAGATATCTACTGCTGAAGACATACGTCTACTAGAAAAAGTTACAGTTTGATTTCCGTTTGTATCTGGAGGACTAAGAACTTCGAGACCATAAGCATCACTGCCTTGACTTGCTTGACTTGTTTTTATACATTTAAAATAATCAACATAGTTGCCATCATTTGCATTTGTTGTGCTTCTAACAGTTAATCCAGGGGAACCAAAGCCTGTGTTTCCTTTTACCAAGGTATAACCGGAAGATGGACGTACAAATAAAAGCTCAGTCTGATTATTATAACTTACTGTAGTATTACTAGGGGTTAGAGAGCCGCTGCCTGATACTGCAAAAAATTCTACACCGCTCTCAGTACTATCATGTATCGTTTGACCATTTGCTCCAAATATTTTTATTCCATAGGCCATTTTTAATACCTTATTAGGATAACTGTAAGTAGACCGCCAGAGTTATCTCCTTGACTTTTAATACACTCTATGCCTCCTCCACTACTTCTTCTACCAATCGTAGGTTGGCCAAAAACTAAAGTGCTACTAGACCAATGTGTTATAAAGGAAGTTTCTGCAGGATTTGTACAGTCTATACCTGAAAATAAAACTTTAGAGCTACCTTCAGTACCGGTATTATATGTATCTGAATCTATAATATTACTAACTCTTGAACTTTCATCTATTATTGTTGTTCCGCTTGCATTTTTTAAAATAAGTCCATAATCCCCAGAGGTACTTGGAACGGTAGTCCCCCCTCCTGAAGCTGCTGCCTGTGAACTATCCGTAATAGTTATCTCGCGATATATTCCGCCCGTGCTATTACCTGCACTGTCTTGATTGTCGAGGGTTAATCTAACAGTCTCTACTCCCTCTGTCGTAGTGTCCTCGTCAAGAGTTGCGGACAATGTTCCTGTATTATTGTTTATAGTAATATCTCCTGTTAAGGAACTTAGATTACTAAAGTCTGCTGCAGTTACATTAGTGCCGCTGAGAGTATACCCAACAGTTGTTCCATTTGCAACACTTCCTGCTGTAGTATTTACTGTCCAAACTGCCGTGCCGCTTTCATTTACATTTGTAGCTGTACTTGTATCAAAACTGTATGTAGAACCATCTCGTGCTATAGTAATATTTGGGGTGGTTAGCGCTTCCCAATTTGCGGTCGAAGCTTGATTCGGATCTGCTCCTCCTGTTTGAGTTCTTCTGCCTTCAAAAAAGTAGGTAAAAGTTTGTCCGACTCCTGGAAGATTATACCCCGCTGTTGAGGAGCCTGAGAGACTAAAAGTGTTTGAAGCTCCATTTTTTGTATCCATCCAATTTACACCTGTATCATTTGATCTTATTCTATACTGGTCTCCTGCCGCTCCTCCTGTATAAGGAATAGATACATTTTCTCCAGAATCATCTCCATAGGTAGCTGCTAAAGGACTTGTAGGACTTAAAGTACCTATAACAATACTATTATCAATTATTCCTGATTTATAAGGCAAGGTCAGTGATGTACTACTAGAAACATTAGTAGTCGATCTTCTTACAAAATAGTATCTTGTAGTATTTCTAGGTTGAGTAGTCGCATAAAAACTTCCAGTATACCAAGTAGTAGGAGCTGCGTTTGAAGTGTTTACGCCAAATTGTACTGTTCCTCCAGAACCCTGATTTGAACTATCTAGATCAACTTGGACACTTACAGTTTGAGAATCATTATCACTATGAGAGACAACTGGAGGCCCTGGAGTAGTAACAGAGGCGGGTGGATCTGTAATATTAAAAGTTCGTGTCGCTACTAAATTTAAAGAATTAAAAGTATTATTAATATAAAGACTAAATGTAGCACTTTCCGTTCCTTCAGTAACTCCATCACTAGTTGGAGAAACTGAAACTGAGCCACCGGATGCTACACTTCCGTTTGATGTTGAAAATTCTGAGGTAGGAGTAACTTGCCAGTAAAGAGTACTAGATATACTATTTGTAAGAGTATTACTAAATGTTCCTGAACTTCCTTCTTGTATACTGGCAGGGCCAGTAAGTGAGTATGTGGGTAGAGTTACAGAAGATGTATTACTGTATACATAGTTAGATCCATTATCTACAGTTGCTCTCGCTTGAACTTGCCATGTTGTTCCTACCCACTCTACTCCAACTCCTAAACCAGAACTAGCTGTGTAGCCTGTTGAATATGAGCCTTTATTATTAGGACCTCCCCCAGATGTACTCCACTGATATGTAATTGTACCAGAAGTGGTACCACTCGAACTAGTAGTTAGTCCGAAGCCATTTGGAATTATAGACTTACTAGCTGTAACTGTTGGGGCAAGTGCTGTAAGAGTTACATTATAACTATATCCTAAATATTGACTTTCTTGTCCTAAAAGATTTGCTCCATAAATGTAAACTGTTTTAGTTAGTGAACTACTAGTAGGTAGATGATTAGTTATTTGTGCTCCAGATCCTGACGTAGAAAAAGGCTTACTTGAAGCAGTGGTAAAAGTTCTTGCTACGTATCGAGAGTCTCCTCCCGTTCTTAAAGCATCTATATTAGTTCCATTTGCAATACTAGAAGAACTCATTGCATAGTAGATTGTTCCGGCACCTCCACCTGTTAATCCATTCTGATAAGAAGTATCTGAACTTTTAAATACAACATTTGAACTGTTCAGACTAATTGAAGTATCTTTATTTACAATTACTCTGACTCGACCTCTCCAACCTACACTACTTCCTCCATCTGAGGGGCCACACCAAAAACTAATCAAACCATCATATTGTATATTGGAAATAGTTGCGTTAAGTGTAGGGTAAGTTGAAGAGAAGTTAAAAGAAGGTCTAGTAAAAGTTCCTCCCGTACTAGTATTTCCATTTGGTCTATTTCCGTAGTTTGAAGTACCTGCACCTGTTCCTGTGCTTCCACTTCTAAGAGGAACAACTACAGTATCTCCATAATTTACTGTAACAGTTGTAAATCCATTTCCAGAAGAAGGATATGAACCTGTCCCTCCTCCTAAAGTAGTAATGGATTGAAGTATTATGCTACTACTAGTTACGGTTGCCATTTAATTAAGTCCAGGGAAGTCCTTGTCCTTTTTCTGTAGACTCTGCAAGTTCATTTAGATAGGCTTCTGTTCCTCCACCCTCAGAAGCATCTATAGAGTTCCATAAATTTACTGCCCAAGCTTCTGTTATATCTTCAAAAGTAACATAAGAATCTCCCTCTTGAGGAGGTGGAACTTCATAACAAAAATTATGTACTGGGCCTTCTGAGTGTTTTGCTTTTAAGTGTATATGAGTTACTCGCTTTGGAAAGTTTGAGTCTGTATTATCATATTCCAAAGCTTCAATAGTCCAAGTTATCATGTTAGCCCCACTGATTCGCCATAGCATCTGCCAGGCCTTGAAATGTCAAAGATCGTATCTTTGCACGATCCGGTGTGTTTGGTGTGTTATCTCGTCCACAATCATATTGATTGCCCCATCTTTGATACTTTCTTCCTGACGGGGTCTCAACGATTCGTGGCGGTATCATATCTGTTGGTTCAAGTTTGCCTAGACCTCTCATCCATAGCCCTGTCTTTTTGCTAGCGTCATCTCCAAACATATAGGGATGGACATATTGAGGCTTCGGCATAAACTTGAGTCGTGTGTTGATGCAGCCCACAGGATTCTCCAAAACTACCTTCTTGATGGGCGACTTCCACAAAGTTGTGATAAACTCCAAAGCTGCTTCTGTTTTCAGTGCTCGCTCTGGACGTTTCTTATTCCAGTGTAGGCCAGATGATGCTAAATATGTGCAAGGTGGATGCGCGATCATCATATCCCATCCATCATTTAGCACATCGAGTACATCACCCTGATAATGGGGCCCTTCGCTTTCAGTCGGCAAAATATCGCACGACATAGCATAGTGGCCTTTCTTTGTAAATGCATCTCTTACTCTGCCCGAGTATTCGCAGGCGATTAATATTTTCATCTTACAATTGCTAAAAATCCTGTAAAAATTGCTATAACTGATACTAAACCAAAAATTACTGCTCCTACATCAATCCAGAATGCTCGCTTTCGAGCTCGTGCTTCGGCTGCCTGAATTCGTTGTTGGCGAATTACTCGGCGTTCTTTCATCATGTCATCATAAAAGTCAGCTTGTCCACTATAGATTAAGTATTCACGTAGTTGCTTTTCAATTGCTGCCACTTTATACTTTGCTGATGTAACTTCGAGTGCTTGTGCTTCGACACTGCTGCCTGCAAAAATACTGCCTACCATGGAAGGATTTTGCGATTTTACTGCAGCTTCAGACAAAGATTCTTTTGCATCAAAGAAGCGCGCAAAAAAGGAGTGCATGTCCTCTACTTCTCTGCCAGTTTCTACGGCAGTCTTAATTGCTTTATACGCAGAGGTTGCCATGGACACAGCCGCAGCTACTTCTATCATTGTGATTCTCTGACTCCGGAGAGTGCTTTTTGGTACTCCTATGAAATTTTCTAGAAATATTATATCGAAGAAGAGTATGAAAGTCAAGAAATTTTTTTAAGCACCCTTTTAGAAATCTGCAAAATATCCCAAGTTGTACGTGAAGGGGTGCGCGGCCGCGCTAAATGAGAATGAGTCTCATAACCGCCCCCTGGCCGTATCATATCCCAGGCGGGAATGCAAGCGGTTTTTTTGTGACAAATTACCAAAAAAATATCTGTACAGCGAGCGAATAATAATGGTATACTCTCACTTGTGAGATGGGGCGATGGGCGCTCCACCACTAATCAACCGGAGGCACTATGCCATACACTGATAAGCAGGTAGCCGCACTGCAGAACGCGGCTCAGAAATTCGGCACTCTCAATGGTGAGATTGCCGGTCAACTCGCTGACCAGCTCGGTCAATCCAAGCGGAGCGTGATCGCCAAGATCGGCTCACTCGGTTTGCCGTATCAGGCGGCGGCTCGCCCTGTCAAGGGGACACGCGCTACCAGCAAAGCGGATTATGTCGCCGCTATTGCCAAGGCGCTCGACGCGGATGCGAGCGATCTCGAGGGACTCGAGAAAGCGACTGCTCGCGCTTTGTCCGGCTTGCTGGCGTCTATTCGATGATCTCCCCGATCATCGGATGGTGCGGGGCGGTGTGCATGGCACTCGCTCCTTTCGCAATCGACACCGACGCGGGCAAGACCGCCGCGATCGGTGGATTGGTATTATTAACGGTGCAGGCGCTTGACATTCGGGCATACAATCTGGTATTCTTGAATCTGGCTGGAATTATAGGATATACATATGCGCTTTATATATGATCTAGATCACACCGTGATCGACTCGTCACACCGTCAGCTCACCACTGCTGACGGCTCCCTTGATCTGTCTCACTGGATCGAAAACAACACGCCCGAAAAAATCGCGCGTGATCGATTGCTACCGCTTGCCAAACATTGGCGGATTCAATATGCTCGCGGCGCTGAAATTGTGGTCTGCACTGCTCGCGTTATGGGTGAGCATGATTACCGCTTTCTGGCGGAGCATGGTCTAAAATGGCACGGTATGCTGTCGCGCACTCTTGGTGACCGCACCCCCGATGCTCTACTAAAACTGCGCGCATTGCGAAACTATGCCGCGACTAAAACGTATTCATGGCGGCGCTTTTGTCAATTCTCCGTTATGATGGATGACAATCAATCTGTCATCGAACTGTTGACCGCTAACGGTCTGAAATGCTATAATGCACTGGAAATCAACGCGAGGGCCGCTTAATGATTATTTTACGTTCAACTGACACTGCACCTGAGATCACCCCGATTGACGGCATGGCGTGGCACTACGTTTGGGAACTGCTGGAGTTTGGCACTTTCAAAAACGGATATGCGTGTCACGCGTATTCCAACGGGCGACACGGTGGATACGAGCGCGTGATGTGGTGCTTGCGGGATGTTGAGGACGCGTTCGGCTACGGTCGCGGCGAACTTCACGCTCGCGTATGGCGCATGAAGCTGGGTGAAAATGATGAGGTGCTGGCGGCAGAGCAATTTGTTCACGCTCGCAACCGCGATGACAAGGCGATGCTGTACGACAAGCGGTGGCTGGAGGTTGGGGGCAAATCAGAATTTTATTTCTGCGATCAAAAAACTGCGCTTGCCCGTTTCACTAATTCGTATCGCAAGCGAAATCTGGAACTCGGCGCTGAGATTGTCGCCCACAAACGCGACAAAAAAATCCACGGCGTTCCGCTTCCTCGCGTATACTCTGAGGTGACGGCGTGAGATTTGGTGCGGCGCTCGCCGCCGCCTACCTTATCTATTCGGTGGTGACTGATTTGGCAATCTGGGGCGCGGCGTTGTATTACTTGCTCCGCTAGTGTTCCACGTGGAACACGCTCCAGCCGGGAGGCGATCACCGCGCTTGACATGACCCCGTCGGCGCGGCCGCGCCAGTAGTAGTTCGACGACGATTTTCTTTGGTGGTGCCTGCGCCATTATAAGTGCAAAAGCGAGAAATGTCAAGTCTTTTTTGCGGGTGTGCCCCAAATTATTTTTATGCGCGCGTGTCTTTGTTGGCCTGGACCCCGTGCCCAACCCTGGTATTATATCATAACCCAGGCGGGGTTGTCAAGGATTATTTTGGGTTTTTGTGCATATTGACAAATTGCGGGCACTTACGGTAAGATAATTCGAGAAAATTTGCCACAATTGGACAAAATAATCCTTGACACGGTGAGGTCGTGCGCGGCCCCCCGGAATTCGTCAGCGTCTGCCTGGCGACCAATCCGGAAAAAAGTGTTGACAACTTGCCCAAACTTTAGTATAATAGTTACCATAAATCGGAGGACTATGCATGAACGATGTACAATTTGAAGCCTTTAGCTTGTACGCAGGTATGCGTATGGACGGTATGTCTAAGCTGGATGCATTCCTGTATACTATACGGTGTCTGCTTCCAGAGGAGGAGTACCCCAACGGATACGATGATGGTGCAATCGAATTATACACTTGGTTACGGGAGAAGGTAAAACTTGACGACTAAAGTAAAATACATAACAAAAGCAAAAAATACATGGACTAAGCGCAAACGGCATCTTGTACGTCGTGCTTTTCACCATGCTTTTTGGATGCTGAATTTGTATAAACTCGATGTCAAAGTTGATATTCGACTGGTGGGGACACCTTATGCCCCAGGCTCTGCTGTTGATGCTGATACCAAGTTTATCGTGCATATTGATGGCACACAAGATGAACAAGAAATTGTAGAAACTCTGTTCCACGAACTCCAACACGTTGTGCAGTATGCCCTGGGCTACTTGCAGGATGTAAACCAAACAAAAGTATACTGGCTGGGCGATTACTACACCGGCGATTTTCAAGACACTGATAGCTTAGAGTATTGGAACGCACCTTGGGAAGTAGAAGCTCGCCAAGTTGCAAAACAAATGCTAAAAGATTACTACCAAAACTAAAAAAGTTGTTGACAAGATGCTCAAATTACTCTATAATGTATTTTCAAAAGTTAGGAAACAAACAAATTTCGGGAGAAACTATATGTCTGAATCTGCAAAAGTTGTAAACTACACTGAGGAAATGGTTGCCACTATCACTTCTGAGTACGAGGCTAACCCTGTTCGCTCTACTGTAGACTCACTGGCTGAGCGCTTCGACAAGAGCCCACGCTCTGTCATCGCCAAGCTGTCCACCCTCGGTATCTACCAAGCTCCGACTCGTGTCACCAAGACTGGTGCTCCCGTAGTCAAGAAGGAGACTATCGTTGCTGAGATCAACAGCAAGCTCGGTGTTGAACTGCCTTCTCTGGTCAAGGCAAACAAGCAAGACCTTGAGGCACTGTTCGCCGCACTTTCATAATCACAGGGGCTTCGGCCCCTTTTTGGGTAGGAGGACATCATGAATAACTTTGTCGCAAAACACGCACATAAATTCAATCGTGCGGTCACAATGGTAGACCGCAAAAAACATGCAAAGCAAACGGGCTACGATGAAACATGGTTTGGCCTGGGAGAGTATGAGCGCGAAGTAATTTATGATTACTACGAACGTGGTGATTCAATGGGACTGCACGCGTATCTTATGTGTGTTCTCAGCCTCACCAGTGGTCAAATTCACGAGATTCTGCAAAGCCTACGGGAAGGAGTATCATTATAATGGGTGCAATACTAAAAGAGAATGCTGACTCAGTATGTTTTCGAATACAGTCGTACATGATTGAAGCGAGTAAAAACCCCGCTCCGATTTTGCACATGAACGCTGATGCGCTTGTGATTGAGTACACTGATTGGGAAACAGGCCATAAGAGATTCGAGAAAATATCGGACATTCGAAAAAATAATTCTTGACTTTTTGTGGTTCTTTCAAGTATAATATCTTTTCAAATCTTGGAAATAAACCAAGTTTTGGGGAAGTCATGGACGCCTAAAGTGTGCTACCCACTTGCGATAAGACAGTAAAGATCCCGGTAAAAGTTAACTCGGCCTATCCGGAGCCCCACACCTAATTTGTTCCGCCTTCGTTGACCCTCCTGTGTACAAGGTTAAAAGGCATCGTCAGCGGAACTAGTGCTAATGTGAGATGGCAAAGCACGTTAAAAAGTACCATCTTAGTTTTGTGGCTACTGAAGCTCACTCTCCTGATCGAGGTGCGGTATCGATCCCCCGTGTGTACGGGCGTTGGTACACGGCCAGTTATAGCTTTGACGCGGTTTCGGATTCTGGCTCAACAAAAACGAAACAGAGGTAGGTTGTATCTGCAGTGCAAACCTAGATACGTGATTGGAGGTAGGTGCGTATCATTCAACTATAGGAGGAGAACTAGCGGGCTCAGTGCGGATACCGCGAAAGCATGAAATCCGCCATTATATAAGCAAAGTTCGGAAAATCCCTGGCAGGCCCATCCTGTCGGGGATTTTTTTATGCGTGTTCAAAAATATTTCTTGACTTTCTTGTTGAAATTTGAGATAATACATGAGTCTGAAATCTAAGGAGAAAATTCTATGCTGACTATCGGAGGTACCAGTTATGGGTGACATTATTGATTTTCGAAGTAGAAAGAAATATCCAGAGGATGCTGAGACTTCATTAATTATGAATAGACTCAGTAATCTACAGAATGCTTTGCGGGACGTCTACAAGCACATTGAGGACGGTTGGGAAAGTATGCAAATAATGGAGACCGAAGCTGAGAAAGTAGAAAAAGCATACGACGAAGTTCTATGCGATCTCAGTGATGTTATGGGAGCAGAGAATATCCCAGTAGAGTTCTTGGAGTACTCAAAAAATGTAAGAGTGGACTGCCAGGATGATGGAAGTTTTAAGTTGGTTTGGGAACCAAATCAGGATTTTCAAATTGTTTTTACACCCGAAGAGGATTAAATGAATTACACAAAAGATCAAACAGAGTACATGATCGAGAAGTACAAGACAAACCCGTCGAGAGACACAGTAGAGGAGCTAGCAGATGAATTTTCGAAAAGTGTTAAATCGGTTATTGGCAAGCTATCACGGGAGGGTGTATATCGCCGCGAGGTCTACAAAACCAAAACGGGAGAAAATCCAGTTACGAAAGTTGAAATTGTATCCAATATTGCTGATGCGCTTGGAATCGAAATTGACAATCTGGCTGGTCTCGAGAAAGCTCCGAAAGCTACTCTTAAAACAATCGAGAGAGTACTATCTGAATAAACCTTGTCAGGGGTCTCAACGGGGTTACTAACCTCTCGTCAGATTCACCGCCTCTAGCACAAAATTTCCCCAAAGTAAGAAAAAACCGTTTTGAGTATCGACGGTTGGGCGAAGTTGAACGTGTGAGTAAAAGACGAAATTTGACTTAAGAGTGGAGGGGTTGTGGTGGGCCGTTAGCGAGTTATCCGATTAACGGGATCATTAGTGGTTGATCAAATTGAAACTTAGATTGAAGTAAGTTTGCATGGGGAGGTCGATAGATTCAATGCAACAACAAGCTAATCTTGTGGGTTTACCCACTGGATGCTCCTGTAACCCGCATCCAAGGTAATCGCACAAATAGCTTTATGCACAGTATCTATCTTCTAATTAGTTTAAAAGTGATTAGATCGTATCGTCTAACAATTAGTATATATTTTATCACACATTTTGGCATAACACAAGTACTATTTTTCTATGGTGTCATAAATAACCTGGGCTCACAGCTTCCTGGGAAACGTAAAAAAGTTTTAAATAAATGCCAGGGTTCGGAAAAAAACTTCTTGACTTCTCGGTGAAGAGTTGGTATAATATATGAAAATGGAGAATCAACATGGAAATCGCGGGAGCTTATTTAATCGCTATATTCGTAATCATCGCTTGGTGGTTGTATCTCGATGTCTAAGTATTACATCGTTCGATACCAAGCTGGGCCTATTGATATGTGGCTCAATACTTGGCTAGACTACTACGATGCATTTCGTGAAGCACAAAGTTTAAATGACCGCGACTACAAAGCGTATTACTACGTTACATTAGGAGAAATTAAAAATGGCAAAGCAAATGATCTACGATCCCGTTCTGACTCGCAAGTTCCGCAAAGGACGATTTCAGGGCAAAAAAGTAATGTCACACGGCTCATATCGAGCAAAGCGTAAGCCAAACTCACCTCGAGTAAAGAACTGATGCATATTATAAGAGAAGTGATTCGGCCAGGTCATTACGTTTTTAAAGTGTTCAACAGAAACGGTGCATTGATGTATCATGGATCATCAGAAGCTACTGCAATTGCATTGTCACAGTCCCTTACAAATTCGGAGAAGAAGTATGAAGAGCGATCGAGTGTTCGCACTGATGTTCAAGAACTACGCGGGTAGCTTAGTAAAAGTTCACAGTATATATTCTTGTGCAAGCAAAGCTGAAGCTGCGGCATGGGCTATCAAACCTCCTAACGGACTGTCGCCTTGGGTGGTAACTTTTGAACTAGACACGCCCATTCCAATGAATTTAGATCAGGTAGAAGTAATGTACCAAAACCATAAAAAAGCCCAATCATAGGGCTTTTTTTATATGCCGTACAAATGGAGGGCATTTCGCAAGTATAGGTATATAAAAAGTATACCGAGTATCATCCCTGTCATCGTGATAGTTCCGATACACACAAGCTCCGACAGAGACAACTTGATTTCGAGAGTTATAGATCGCTGTACCACCTTCGAGAATAAGGTAGAGCCAAATAACTTGCAAGTAGTTTCTCTAGAGATTTAAGACACTCTTCAAGTCTGGAGCAAAGAAGTTTTCGCTCTTAAGTACCTTTCCATCTTCTCGGTAGATCGGACCTTCTGGGCCAATCTTACTCATGTTGCTTTCATGTACTTCGTCGAAACAAGCATCCAAGTCTAAACCAAATGCATGTCCGGCTCCGTATACAACATAGAGTAGATCGGTAAGTGCGTCCGCAACTTCTACCATATCATCATTGTCGATAGCAACTTCGAGTTCCTCTAGTTCTTCTGCGATCAATTCCACACGAAGATCAGTTACCGCCCTGTCGGGCCAAGTCGGTTCTACAAGAACATCCTGGCCGAAGGCTTCCATGAAGTCGCCTACAAGTTCAAAATTTGTCCCGTTTGAGCTCATTGTTTTTTCGCCTCTTTTGCTCCCTCTTGATAGCAGCTTGCTTTGCTTTGTGCCGCACTATAGAAGGTTTTTCATAATACTCTCGATTTCGATATTCAAATATGATTTCGTTAGATTTCTTTTTAAATACACGAATAGCTCTTTCTACGTTATTATTTCTTACTTTGACTCTCATACATTTATAGGTAGCCTGAGCCTATCTGCATTTCTTCTTTCTTGAAATACCAGCCTCGCTTCTTTAAGTATGCAACCTGTTTGCGAATCGCATTCGGACTTCGCCCAGGCAGAACATCTAACAGTTGTTCCATGCTGAGCACGTAATAATAATCGCGAAGAACATTTCGCTCATCGCTTGTCCACGGTTGCTTCTCATATTTTTTCATACTGCATATTATAAGCGATGCAAGTTTGAAAGTCAAGTATTATTTTTAACGTTGTTTGCCACACATCAAAAAATTTTTCTTGACTTTGATGCTGATTTTTGATACAATAGTCCCGTGTGAAAAGTTTAACCAATAAACTAAGTTTCAAACGGAGTAGTAGGTTTGTCTATTGATTTAGTAATTTTTATACTATGCCTTTGCGGATGTGGGCTTCACAGTTGGCATCTTGGCAAACAACAAGGCATAGAAGGAGCGGTTCAATATTTTATTGACCAAGGCTACATCGAAGTGGAGGATGAATGAAGAAACTATTAGCGGGGTTGGCACTTCTCGGCTTTACAGCCGGAATCAGTGCAGAAACCGTTATCAACTATGACGATGGATCAACATACACGCTAGCGGATGGCGAAGAAATTTTTATCAGTAAAAATACTCTCTTTACACGGAGGATTATGAATAATAAGGATACATTCTTTACTGCTCAAGATCCTTGGGCATCTAGAGACTATGTACCAGAACCACAAGACCCTTTTGAGCCTGGGTCTCATGAATGGTGTAAATCCTATACCCCTTGGGGCGAAGGTCTTACATTTGACATGATTCTATGGCAACGTGCTTGTGACACTGATAATGATGGAAAGTATGGATGCGGCGATGAAACTTTCGACGCATCAGCAGAGGGAGGAGTTTGCTCCTCCTAAATTGATGGGGCTACGGCCCCCTCTCGTTCATCTCGAAAGAGACGGAAGTAGGGTGACACCGAAGGAACGCACAAAAAGTGTTTTTTGAGGAGGTTATCATGCTATATGTTTATCGCGGCGTAAAATACCGCATTGTAAACGGAAAGCGCGTACAAGTTAAGTAAGCGCTGATAGGGGTTAAGAGGGTACCTTGCAACAGAAACCCTCACTTCTACTAACCGGGCATCGAAAGAGCCCAAGCGTACCGAAAGGACGCAATTCATAAAAGGAGAACTTTATGACTAATGCTAAACTAGCAGTGGCAGACCTGCATAAATTTATGTTAGGGTTTGACCGAATGTTCAACGACACCAGCGTTTTCGCACCCACACTCGATGGTGGGTATCCTCGATTCAATATTCTACGCGTAGGCAAGCATGGCTTTCGAGTCGAATTGGCTGTGCCTGGCTGGAATAAAGACGACCTTGAGATTAGCCTGCACAAAGGCTTACTCACGGTAGCAGGGAACGTAAAGCAGGTAGAATCTGGCAATGAGACATTTGTTTACAAAGGACTGAGTGGTAAGTGCTTCAAGCGCACATTCGGTGTAAGTGAGCATGTGAAGCTAGATAAAGCGTATATGGAACGTGGACTGCTGTGTATAGATTTACATGAAGAAATCCCTGATGAATTGCAGCCAGTTAAGGTTTCAATTTCATGAGGACAATATGTATTACAGCAAACTTGAGTGTTGCGGAGAGTGTTTATTCTGCCTATATTCATTCGCAATAATGGCAGGAACTCTAGCACCACTAATCTAAGGAGTAGCCTGGGTTACGGCCCAGGCTGTTTTCACTATGAGATTTCCTACAGAACAGGTATTCATGATAACAGCACTACTAGTAGTATTACTAGCAATGAGCAGATGTGAAATGCCAGAAAAAGAGTGTAATGTTATACATGAAAATGTTTCTTTTATCAAAAAATGCGAGGTGTGGTAATGGATGTATTTCTTTTAGCTTGTGCAATGTTAGTTTGCCCAGTAACCTTGGGTATAACTCTTTACTTTAGTTTTAAAGTATGTCCGGAATAATTTTTTTAAGTTACTGGGCAGTGTCTACTCTACTACTTTTCTTAGGAATGATGTGGGGAGACTATCAGGATGGAGAGAATACACTTCTCTTCAAGCGTAGAAAATCTGGAGTAAATTCAGGAGCAAAGTTTGGCTGATCGGTTTGCCCGTTCAATGACAACATTCTTTCGTTTCTTTGCAGATACTTTCTTTGCAAAGAGATACGGGCACCGCGCAGTTGTACTCGAAACGATTGCAGCAGTTCCAGGAATGGTTGCAGGAGTACATCTTCATTTTAAAA